CTAGCGGTTGATCTTCACTGCCGCCTTTGCCCAAGCGTCGGTCTCCCTCACTCCGTCGATGGCTGCGTCAGCGTCTCTTGCCAGCGCTGCATATTCGTCCGTGCACGCTTTGAGAACGTCCCAGGCTCGAGTAGCGGCTTGCTCAGAGATTCCGGCGCGGGCGGCAGCTTGGGCGGCTCTGGCACGCTGGGTGGCGATGACGTCACGCAGGCTGCCAGCAGCAGAGTTAGCAAGATCGCGCTCAGCGTTCGAAATCCGGACGTCTTCATTGGCTTTCTCCAGGCGGCTCGTGTAATCCGCCACCATTTCCTGTTCCTGGCGCCTGTACTGCGCCTCGATTTGGCGGGCATTGGCAGCCGCTTCCAGTTGGGTCTGCGCTACACCAGCCCGATACTGGCTAAGTCCGTACCAGCGCACAGCTGCTAGCGCTGCAGCCAGGACGGCAGCTCCAATCACATACGGAAGCAGCCAACGCAGCGTCGGATTCATTTGGGCAGATCCGTTTCACACAAGGCGCGCTCAGCCGCCCTTCGCTTCACCAGACCAGGCAGAATCTTGCCTCCAGCCCACACCCATTGTGGCTTCCCGTTGTCGGCCTGGTTCATAGACCGACACGCACCAGCCCAATCACCCGCGTTGAATCGCCTAGCCGCAGCCGATCCGCAAAACGCCCCTACCCCTATGTTGTACGCAAAGCTCACTGCCGCCGCCGTCTGATTCGGATGCCCGGAAAGGACGGGCGCGCATGCCAGGACTCCCTGAGCGTGGTCGACCAGATCCCGGTCGAGAAGCGCTAGGCACTCCTCCCGGGTGTACGGCCTTCCCAGCACCGCTGTCTTCGTGTGCCCAGCGCACGCAGTGACGATCCCGATGGGGTCCTTGTAGCCGCGCAATACCATCCCCTCGAACTGGGGGACGATGGAAAGCAGCATTGCCGCGGCCCCCGCTCCTACCGTTCCCTGCAGGGTTCGCTTAGTTCCTGTCTTCATCGTTCAGCCTCGGCTGTGAAACCACGCGGGCAATCGCCGCGCACAATGAGAAAAGCCCCGCACTGATCACAATCAGTGGGGGCTTGCCAGTCAGCCATACGTTCATGGCCACTTCTACTGCGGAGAGCAGCGCGGCGACCAATGCCAGGCGCACGCTCCACAATCGCGGCCATTTCTGCCGCCAGTTTTGGATCAGGTTCACGATTGCAGGAAGTCCTTGAGTTGACGAAGCAACATGTACGCAAGGCCCGTTAAGGCTCCCCACGTGCTGACCTTGATGAGGTGGGTGATTACTTCCCGCCGAATTTGCTGACGCTGCTCCTCCCTAGATATCAACAACTCGTGATATCGACGATGGCCGTCAAAGTCACCGCCCGGGAACGCCGTCTTTACTGCTGCCGATAGAGCCAGCATTTCCTTTTGCAGGGCGTCATGCTTGGCGTCCGAATCCCGCCTTGCCGCCTCTTGCTGCTCGTGCAGCGCCGACAGAATCGCCTTCGCGTCTGGGCTGATGCCCGGGATGTTCTGTGTCACCCTGTCTCTCCGTGGCCCTTAGGCGAAAAAAAGCCCGCCGGAGCGGGTGTCTATGGATAGCTCTTACAATCCGAGCCAGCTTTCAAATCAAACCTGCAGGCAAATGTCTAACCTCAAGTACCGTCCGGAGATTGACGGACTGCGCGCCATATCAGTCTTAGCAGTGGTCCTGTTCCACCTAGGCATACCCGGAATTAGCGGCGGGTTCGTCGGGGTGGACGTATTCTTCGTCATCTCCGGATTCCTGATAACCAGCATCCTTAAGTCCGAGCTTGAGGAAGGCACGTTCTCGATTCTTGCCTTCTACGACAGGCGCATCAGGCGAATTCTTCCCGCCCTCCTCGTGATGCTGCTCGTGGTTCTGATTGCTGGTTACTGGATCTTGACTCCAGGGGATTACGTCGCTTCGGCCCGCAGCAGCATTGCCGCGGCTGCCTCGGTCAGCAACATCTTCTTCTATCTCAACACCGGCTACTTCGATGCTTCTGCGTCGACAATGCCATTGCTGCACACCTGGTCCCTAGCCATAGAAGAACAGTTCTATCTGGTGTTGCCAGTAGCCCTAGTCGTTGTGTACAGATTCCGCCGGAACTGGGCGAAAATGTCTCTCCTGATCCTTCTCTTGATCAGCTTCTTCGCGGGGTTGACGACCCTCGCTTCCAACCCGAAAGCCGCCTTCTACCTGCCCCAGTACCGCGCGTGGGAGCTGGCCGCTGGCTCAATCCTTGCATTTCTGCCACAAGCGCGTTCAGGTCGTGGCCTAAGTTTCCTCGGTTTGGTTCTCATACTCGTCGCGGTCTTCCTACTCGACAAATCGACGACATTCCCAGGCTACGCGGCACTTCTGCCCGTCCTTGGTGCTTGCCTTATCCTGCGTTACGCCTCACATCCAGGTCTCGTTCGGTCAGCCCTTTCACTGCCGTCAATGGTTTTCATCGGGCGGATTTCCTATTCCCTATACCTCTGGCACTGGCCGACTATCGTCCTGTGGAAGCATTACACCGGCAATGCGCCAATCTCTCCGCTGGAACAAGTTCTCCTCGGGGTCGTATCGTTCGCCCTTGGCTGGGCGTCCTGGCGCTGGGTGGAGCAGCCGTTCCGCAAGCCCAATCACTCTGAACACCGGACCGTCGGCGCGGGTATTAGCACTTCTGTCTTAACGTCGATGGTCGCTCTAGCCGTCGTCATGTCGCATGGATTCCCCGAGCGCATTCCAGCAGATCTAGGTAACCTCGGAAACCGTGACGCAATGTGGGCATGGGACTGCCCAGCTGTGGTGCCAGACGGTCCTTGGAAAGGTCTTTGCCAGGTCGGCGCGCCATGGAATGACGCGAAAGCTCGGCTTGTCCTGACGGGAGACAGCCATGCTGAACACTTCATGCCTTACGTTCACGAAGCCGCCAAAGCAATGCAAACCGCAGTGGTGTTGTATCGCGCCTGTCCGCCCGTAATCACCGATACCGGGACGAGGCGGTTTCTTCGAGATGGCCCCACATACACGGCAGACTGTACGAAGACACACGACGATCTGTTGAGACGTCTCGCCGCATCACCCGATGTATCGGGTCTTATGATGGCCTCCGCATGGTCTTCCCTGGCAATCTGGTCATATCGAGGGGAGACTCCGGCCGACATAGGTACGCAAGATGCCCGGGATGCAGGCTTGCTTGCAATCAGGCAAGGGGTGAATGACATGCTGACGTCCCTCGAACGGATCGGCAAGAAAGCCATCGTCATCAGCGACATGCCATCTTTCAGTCAAGACCCGCAACACTGCGCCATTGGCAACCAATCAGGCCTATTACGTCGACCGTGCCCTAGCGGATCAACCGCGGTCCCTAGAAAAACCTTCGACGAATGGCAAGCCCGAACTGAAGCAATGTTTCGCGAAGTCCAACAACACCACCCCGAAGTTCGGTTCGTTTTTCCTGGCTCGGCAATGTGCACCGAAGCCGGCTGCGACACTTACCAGGACGGCTTTTTTTTCTACCGTGATACTGATCACATACGACGAGATCTTCCCGCAACTACTAATCGACACATAGCGGACCGTATCGGACTTACTCGGGCGCTAAGCTCTGCTCTTCCTCCTGCGGAATTGCCGGGCGGTCGTCGTCCGCGTTAAGCGGAACGTTGCCCTCTTCCAACCATTGCAAGTAGGCAGCGTAGTCAGCGTTAAATTCGTCGGGAGGAATAAACGCGCCGTCTGTGAGACGCAAGACCGAGCCTTGCTCATGAATTTGGTACATATCAAAGCTCCGAAACGATTGAGATTGCCGCCGAAGTAGTGTTATTCCCTTGAATAATGGTGGCATTGCCAGCCACAAGAGCGGCGGAACTAGCGGTGATAGACATTGACGCGCTATCTACTCCCTGCTGGCTAAATGCCATCCCGATATTGCCCGAACTTGCACCAGCAGAGGTCGTGACAGCGAAATCTGCATTCGCGGTATATACGATTGTCGGAGCAGCTCGCTTGCGCCGATACGTGAAGGCGGTCTGTGCTTGTGTCGTCGAAATCGCCTGGGCGATAGCAAACTGAGTGAAGTTTGTCTGGCTGCGGCGGATTTCGGCGTACCGCAAGCACAGATCCATCTCGGCGCCCTCTGCCCTGTTCTCGAACAGGGTCGCGTTCTGCCCTGCTTCAAATTGCGCTAGCGTAAGCGTGCCCGTATTGAACTCAATGTTGGTATTGGTTCCGCCAGTAACGGTACCTGTCACCGGGCTGGCAGCATAGCCACCAGCGGCGATGCGGCCGTTGGCTGTCCCTGTCCAGGACAGCACGTGGGATCCAGATCGTAGGTTGTTGCCTTCGATCACCTGCATCAAAGTTCCTGCCGTGATCGTCAGTGTCGTAACGCCCGCAGACGTCGAGAATGTGTAGGTGCAACCGCCGCTCCCGGCCTTCCAGCGGTCATGCCCGTATGCGCCGGCCGGGAGTACCACCGTCCCCGAAACTGCACGCTGATTGATATTGAACTTGCCGTTGATTAGCAGGTTCTTAAACCCCCCAGTAGGGATCAATCCGCTTGCGGCATCACTTTGATAAAAGGGCCGCTCGAACACTCGTCCGATCTCGACCCACGCCGTGCCAGCTGCATTACGCCGAGAAACGACTCCCGTGTCTGTATTCGCCCACGTCATAAAGGGCGCAGCCAGGGAAGCCGGATCCGCGGTCCCTGCGAAGTCTGTCGCCACCGTGGCAATCGCGGCATTTGCCTGCTGGACCATCTGCAGCCCGGGCAGCGGAGGAGTTTCGGAAATTGCGATAGGTTCTTGCATATCAATACCCCTGAGCTAACCAATTGACTACGCGCTCCACCGGAGTCGCATTGTTGAACATCTGAATGTTGAAACCCTCTTCGGGATCGACGTCCTGAAGAATGACGGCACGGTCTCCGGCCACGGCGTCAATCGTCGTGACCTGAAGATTCGGCTTCATGTGAAAGTGCTTTGCAAAATTGACCCGCAGGCCACCAGATGGAATCGTCACGCCCGTTCCCGACTGCACCAGGTCTGGTACGTCGATGGTCCAAGAGAAATGCCTCACAAACGGAACGATCATCGGCTGATCCGTTTCCAGCACTAGTCGGATGTTGAAATAACGAGCGTTGATGGTTCCCGGGATGTAGTCCTGCCACTCACCGAAAACTCCGTCATCCAAAGCGAATTGGATTTGAGGTCTGACTAGATAGTGCTGGCGGCTTGAGCCATTCAGCACATCAGCTTCACTCAGGACGTCTGGGAGGGAGAGAAAGTCTTCGGCGAAGTTGAGCGCGTACTCGTCGATCTCGAAGTCAACTCGCACCGGAGCCACGTAGCCCAAGTCAACGATGTTGCTGGCTGCTGTGGTATAGGTGCCGCCCGTATCAACCCCGCCGAACCACAGCACATCCTCTAGACCCAAGACGTTTGGGGCCGACAGGATGTCTCCTACCCCAACCAGCGTGAGTTCATCGTCATGAATGAAAGCGCCGCCCGTAAGCGTTCCGGTCCAGGTCGGATCTTCCTGAACAGTAATAAGCACGTTTCGAACAAGGACCGCCCCGGTGATCTGCAGGCTATCTGCCGGACCGTACAGCGTTACTCCCCGCGTCTGGAATCTCGCCGCCACAAAGTAGGTGCCGTTCCCAACCGCAAGCATTTCAAGATTGGAGGTGATCCCAACCGTTCTGGAGTTAGCCCACGACGTTCCAAGCCGAACTTCATAATCTGGCTGGCGAATGTCAACCACACGATCCCAGATCAGCGTCGTTAGACCGTCACGAAAGACACTAGTCAGCCCCGTGACCGCAGGCAGCGGAGCTAAAAGACCCTGGACCGCGTAGGTTCCAGAGAAGGGCTGCCCGGTCCCAATTGAATTAACGGGGCGTAGAGTTGCGACGATGACGTCTCCCGTCTTTGCCTGCACAGTAGCCTGTCGAGCTTCCGTGGTGATGGGCTGCTGCGCTATTCCGTTAATGGAATAGTTGATCTGAACTCGACTGGACGTAGAAATAGACCAATCCAACTGCACGTCGATGGCGTCGTTCTGGACGCTGCGAATAGATTCAGTGAATCGCAGCGAGAAAATCACCCCACCTAGCAGCGTCCCATCCCTCGGCGGCGTGTAGACGTATGGGTTGTACTCGCTCGCGTAGTATCCCGCATCATCGTCGATTGCCGAAAACCTGACCCCATCTGCTGAAGGCTCTACTGAAGTGATCTTGAATCGTCTGCCCGGCATCTCAAAAGGCCCGAACTGCCACACCCAATCCAGAGGTGTTACTTCTTCGTATGGCGCGTCACCGGGCATGTGGAAATCGTCTAGATCACTCACGATGGTCAACTCGTTGACGTTGCCAACAGCCGACGTGACAGACGCAACCTTCATTTTTCCAGCCGGATCACGCAGCAGAACAATTCCATCGCCATCTGAAGGAACTTCGGTATCAAGCACGATTTTTGGAAGGCCTGGCCCCCCACTATTGCTACCTGGCATCATGCGGCCGGAATATCCCCACACCGTAAGATCGTGAGTAAGACGAACAACGTCTCCCTTTGTGGCGACGAACCCTTCAATATCAGTATCAAATGTGACGCGACGCCGGTGCCAAATCTGCGATGCTGCAATCAAGTTTGCTTCTCGCCCAGCCATATCCACGTTAGTACAACCGTCCAAATCCAATTGGAGTGGATTGCTGGTAGTGACTGCTCCGGGGACTGCCACCCTAACTTCATTGAGAGTCCAGTTGCGGGCCTCATCTACGAAGTTGACGACGATTTCATCAACTCGGGATTCGTTCGTGTAGGTGATTTGGAACGAACCTGCCCGTATGTTGAATGGGCCAAATGTAGCCACTTCGGGCAACCCATCGGCGGACCAGACAACGCCTAACTTGCCAGTCTGTTGAGTCTTGGCTGCCCGCCCTGCCCTGGCGATCATATCCAGCACGTCCGCCGAACTGACCTTCTGGTCCAAGACGTAGTTGAAAGTCAGGCGTTTTTCGTCACACCATGCGGCCCAGGCCTTTATCCCATCGAGATCAATTTCAGAGTCGCTTAGGCCAACTCCATACAGGCGTCTGCCTGCAGTATCTCGGGCTCCACGTGAAAACCAGAGAAACCACCATGCAGGATTCGAGGTCTCCTGTGTGACCCAAACACTCCCATTCCAAACAGGACATACGGCACTAGCAATGGCATTAAATTCATCCACGCTGCCGTTCAATTGACCAGTCGCCTTGATGCGCAAAGCGACTCGGGTTTGTCCTGTGTAGTCAGTCGTGTCGTACTGGTAAGCAAGAATCTGACTTACCGCCGTTTCATTTGATTCACGACTGTCATTAACGTCGGCCGTCACCTTCATTACCCGAACCTCGTACTGGCCGCCGGTCACATCCCACGATATCTGCGCGCGCGTAGGTTCCTGTCGATTGCCCCATAGGCGGTAGCCTGGTCCGCCAGGAAGAATTACCGGATCTGGAGCAATCCCGACCCAGGGCTGTCCGAGCTGGTAGGGATGTGGGATCCAGCGCCACTGCCCAGTAACGGTTTGTCCGGTTTCGGGGTCGACATATATAAACGACTCTCCTTCTACATGATCTCCTTGATTCGTGGACCCCATGAGAACCTGGGCTGTGTTTTCCGGATATGTTCGTCCTGACCAATAATGCGTGGCGTAGGTGGCATCGATAAAGCCTAGCTCAAGCCAATCTGCAGACGTCACATCGCGATATTGAATCCGAAACTCAACACGTCTACTTTCAATGCTTCCGTCATCGGCTACACGGAAAAGCCTGGACGCAACTTCTACAGTGATTGTTCCGACATTGGTAGGTGTCGTCCTGGCCACCCAGCCATCGGCTGACGACAGTGAGAATCCTTGTAGCGTGTCCACATTGCCAGAGAACATCGTGACCGCGCCATCCGGTCCGGACCGCTGCATCTGCACTCCGTCATAAGACTCGATAGGAGTATTCCCAATCTTGTATTCTCGGATGACTATATTCATACCCTGCAGGCCAAAGTTAAAGACCTGGTTCAGGAATTGATCATCTCCGGCTTGATTGGTCCAAGGGGTGGCTCCTAGGTCTGGGACTATCCTGTGGCGTCCCATGATGATAGGCAGCGGTTCCCACGGTCGCGCCCGATTCCTTCCTCCTTGAATAGAGTACGTCGGGCTTGATTCGTACTTTTGTCCCACCCCTAGTTTTGCCGCCGTCGGCAACGGCATCGGCAGAAGGGCGTTGATCAAAACCGTGCCGGCCAGCATGATCACACTACTTCCAATGGCGCCTGCTGTTGCCCCCGTAAATCCCAAAGCACCGCCGAGAGCCGCTCCGTAACCTGCGCTGACGACAACGAGCGCAACAAGCGCTACGGTGCGCAGGATCTTCCCGCCTCCGCCGCCTCCTTCCATCTTCGCGCGGACTACCACCTGATCCCCTGATTTGGGGATCAGCCTGCGCCACAATGCCGACGGCACACGTCTGCCGTTGTGCCAAACGTCCATTGGCGCATCAACAATATGCAGGCCAACTCGTTCCAAATAGGCGGACAAAGTTTCTCCGCGGAGAAACCCGGCATAGCACACGTACTTACCGTCCGGTCGAAGGGGATGGGGGAGATGTACTAGCGAGGGAGACTTAACTTCTACTTCCACCGGTAGTACCCCTCAAGCTTGAAGTGAATTCGCGTCAAGTCCCTTAGCCTCTGCCGAATAACCGACCCCGCCGACTGATCGGCATGCAATACCCACCACTCATGTGCCAGCCAGCACATCACCCCGATATGGCACAACCGCCCGCGACCAATGAACAACGCCGGGCAACCATCAACCGGGCTATCAATACGATCGGCAAGCTCGTCTTTGCAATCAACGATTTGCGCTGACTGATCGCGCAAGGTCGTGGCGTGGGAGGCTGGCAAGTTCGGTGTCACGCCGAATACTTCCTTGGACACTTTGGCGGCCAGGGCGGCACAGTCTCCCGTTTCTGGCACATACGCCAGGCCCACATATTTATCAGACCAGTGCATTACCAAAGCCCCGGCGCCGTCTTGGGGTCGTAGCGGATTGCTACTGCGCTCTGCCCCAAGGTGTTTTGATAGCCAAGAAGTCCGCTTACGGTCAGGTTGTTGACGACAAGCCCGGTCAGGTCCAACGTCATATCGAACTCGATCAGGTTCGGATCGCTTCGAAGCACCTGGATAATCCTGCACCGAGCGCCAGCCCCACCCCGACTGAATTCGAGCCACTGAGTAAGCTCGCGACCGACGTTATCCACCTCCAGCCGGGCCTGAGGAAGTTGTTGGTCTTTGTCGTCTGGGAGTGCCACCCTGAAAGCAGTAGCAAAGAACTCCTGACCTTGAATGACGATGTTTTGGCTATCGTTGACGAACCGTGCCGGAATGACGAGATCCGGATGGAGAATTTCTACCGCGACCAGGAACGGTTCTTCGGCACTAGTGGCCAGCAGGTTCTCGCGAGCGTCACTCGAATAATTAACAGGCATCTCAGCCCACCGTCTCAATCTGGCCGCTGGCCCGCCAAACCTTTCCAGGGCTAGTCCATGACAGCTTTCCACCAACGATCCGAGTCTGTTTCACTACACCATCCAGTGGGTCGAGCCAGTCGAACCATCCGGCACTGCCAAACAGGTCGACCCGGCGCCACGTATCAAAGGCGTTTTTGTCGGCAAGCGTCTCAACATGAATCACCACAGTGCGCGTAACGATGGGAAGAGAGCGCCGCGGCCTCTGCTTGGCAATACCGTTTTCCATCTCGGTGCGAAGAACGCCATAGTCGGCATCCTCCGCATAGCCGGACAACAGGATCTTCGCGTAGGTTGGGAACGTGCTCATGCCATCCCCTTGATCGCACGGGCGGTGTCGCCGTTACGCTGGATATCCCGCACCACGATGCGGATCACTTCGCCTTGAGCGTCAAAAGAACTGCTTGCGCTGGATACCTGTTGCGGAGTGCCATTGTTGATGATCTCAACGCGGGTAGATCCGCCTGCTGAAGCGGGCATCCCTGATGCACCGACATATCCGCCTTCGGCGTACCCCTTCAGCCGATCCAAGAACCCAACACCGAGACGACGGGTGACGTCTGCAGGGATGACATACTCGCCGGCGTGAACGATCCCTGCCGGGTCATACTTTCCACCAGCGCCGGTATAGCCACCGTCTGCGAAGTAAGACAGGCCATCCCAGCTTCCCACGGCAGGACCAGCACTGACGTAGGAGCTAGACGCCGAAATGCTATTGCCGAAGATGCCAGCCGCAAGGCCACCCAGCAAGCCGCCGATCTGGCCCGTCTTTCCGTAATCACCAAACAGCGCGCCCGCCAAATTGGCAGCCGCCGCATCCGCCGCCATGCGCATCAGAGTTTCCGCGAACTTCTGACCGATGTTGTCAAAGTTTCCAGACAATAGGCTGTACAACCCATCGCCCAGAGAATCCTGGATGCTTCTAGCCGCCTCACGGGCGAACTCGTCCATTTCCGAGGCGGTTTCCTGCGAAACTTTTGACAGCTCTTTCAGATGCGCCTGCGTCTCTTCGTATGCCTTGTTCTGCTCTTTGATGAAATCCAGCGTCTGGGCGGACGCCAGCGCTTCATCCTGCTGGGCTTGCGTCTTGAACGTCACAGAGCCAAGTCTGACCTGCTCCAGCAGCTTTTCGTACTCGGTTTCCTTGCCAATCAGCGCAATACGCTGGTTCATCTGGTCGATCAGCTTTTGGCCTTGGTCAACCTTCTCCTTGGCCGATTTCTCCACGGGAGAAGACGCCGTGGTCCTAATGGGCTCCAGCGTCTGTGTCGGCGCGCCAGTCTCATCCACTCCTCGATAGGCGCCCAGAACCTGCTGCATGTCGCGGCCGGCGCGCCCCTCGAAGTACGCCACACGATTCTGAGCGATCCGGATGCCATTATCGACAGCGTCTGTAGCGCTCCCTTCATCTCGAAGTCTCTTCTGCCAGGCGTACAGTTCTTCCAGCTCTTTTTTATACTTCTCGGCATTCTCCGCATTGCTTGCAAACGGATTGGTTAGGCCGTAAGTGAAAAGAGCGTCGACAAAGCCTTCTGAAGCCTTTACGCCCGTAGCAAAGTCGGTTGCGATGCTAATCACCGACCTGGAAAGGTCTGCCAGCAAACTGACGAAACTAGCGAAGGCCTGCTTCGTCTCAGACGAACCAAGAACATCCGTCAGCTGGTTGACCGAGTCGGTCAAACTATCCACTGAAGGGCCGTCGCCCGTCATTAAGTCATCGATCTGGTTCTGCAACGCCTGCAACGCGCCGCCCAGAGTGTTCCTGGCAGCTTCGGCAGCACCACCATATGAAGCTTCAAGCGCCTTAAGGACGACGTCTTGCGCCTCAGCTACACGGCCCGTCGCCTCCAACGACTCGACAAGCTTCTTTTGGTCCTCAGTGAACCGAAAGCCCTGCTTCGATAGCGCAGTGAGACCCTTGCTGGGAATGTCCAACGCCTTGCCGACCGTCTCGGCAGACTGCTCGACCGTCATGCCCAGGCGAACTGACATGTCGATTGCAGCCTGGAGCGCACGGGGGAACTCATCGCCAACCACGCCCGTGTACGACAGCAACCGGGTTTGTGCACGGTTGATGTCGCCTTCGCTAACAAATCCGGCCATACCGCTGGCCATCTTGTTCAGTTCAGCCGCGGTGAATCCTGCGGCGTTCCCTGTCGACTTCAAGACTGCAGCGAGTTGAGCTTGCTCGCTTTGCGCGTTCTTGGTTTCCTCGATGAACTTGCTGAATATCGTGCCCACACCAACGCCCAACAGCGCGCCGCTCAGTAAACCGGCGAACGCACTACTGACGTTTGTTGCAGTATCCTTGGCCTGCCTCTCAATCTCCTTGAAGCGCTTCTCGGCCGTTTTGGACGCACGTTGGGCATCCGTCTCAAACGAACCCGTCTTCATCAACAGATCGACGACGATACTGCCGGCTGTTGCCATCTAGCTATCCTTGGGGTTTGAGTCCGAACGCCTTCAGGGTGCGAAGGTCGGCGTCAGAGAGGTCACGAACAATTGGGCTCGAAAGCCACTGGATCTTTTGGGCCATATCCCCGCCTGCCATGCTTTGTGATATCAAAGCTGCGGGGCGGTGGAACATATGAAGGTCATCAAACGGATGGCGCTCGTAGAACGCTTTCCAGAACTCGAATTCACGCTGGGTCATGGCCAGCCGCAATTCCTGGATGGTGCGGCCGCCCAGACGAAGCGCCAGGACGGCCCACAGCCAGTCATCGCTGCCAGCCTTTACGTGTTTCCCGGCTCGTCCTGGCTTTCGGACTTGTCAGCACCCAGCCCGTTGGCTTCCAGGACTGCCTTGAAGATGGCTTGCATCGGAACAGGATTCAGCCGCGACGCCTGTTCAACAGTCAGCTGGCGAACGCCTTCCTTGTCGCAAAGGCAATCCGCGATGAGAATAGCCATGCCTTTCCCCTTCATCATGGGGTCTTCCGACTTCATGGCATGCGCATAGGCGTTGAACGCGGCGCCGCTGTAAGCACGGAAGTGCAGCGTGTGCAACTCGCCGTCGCCCAACGGCACTTCCTTGGCCGACACCGCTTCAGATGCGAAAAACGACTTGTCCAGCATGCTTAGGCCTTCGGCGTGAAGATGACAGAACCAGAACGTTGGATGGCCAGCGTTCCCTTCACAACATCATTGCCGGCGAAATCCAAGGCCCAATCGGCGATGTAGCCGGTGAACCGGATGCTGGACCGGCCCACGGGCGGCTCGATGTCGCCATTGGAGTCCAAAGTCGGCAGCGTCGTGCCGTCAGACATACCGATGATCCATTGCAGGGTTTCGCCCGACTGCTTCAGGGCAAACATGTCTTCGTGGCTTGCCTGTTGCGGGTCAAAGTTAACCGGGGCCGAGACCTGGCCCGGGTTGCCCAGGCCACGGACGTACTGTTTGTCTTCAGTGTCCGAAAGGCACGTGGTTTCCACCTGGTCCGCCGCACCACCAAGACCCGTAATGCCGGTCGGGCAGTGCAACTTGACCAAGACCGGTGCGGAACCGGGGCGAACATAGAAAAGCTCGGTACCTTGAGATTTGATCGGCATCTTGATGCTCCAAAAGAAAAAGCCCGCTCGAGGCGGGCAAGGCAAAACAGAAAATGAGGATTAGCGGGAGGTAATGAAATCAGCTTCAAGGCCGATCCGAAAGAGTTTGGTATCCGGGTCGCGCAGGTTCACCACGATTCTGTTTGCGATCCCAGCTGCGTCGACGGCATCACGCACCGCTGCGGCAAGCTGCTCAACCTGAGCGTCAGACTTCGACCAGCAGTCGATCTGCACGCTGTCAAAGTCCCCGCACGGCGTGCCGCTCAGTTGGTCATACGGCTGACCAGCAACTTCGAACCATGTGACATAGGGCTTTTCGATATCCTGAGGCGCGGCACCATGGCGGAAGATGCGCACCGGAGTGCCGCCGACTATCGCCAGCACAGCAGCGGTCTGGAGGGTGTGGAAGACGGCAGGCAGCATCACTTGTTCCGGTTCTTGGCGCCCATCTCAGACACCACCTTTTCAATGCGCTTGTTCAGGTCTTGAGTAATGACGTTGATCGCCGCTTCCCCGTGTTGGCGCACAGCTGGCCGAAGCCATGGCGTAGCGGGCTGATCTTCCGTGCCGTACTCCATGAAGCTCGCGGTGGCGCGGGTCGTCACCGGCTTTCCATTCTTGCCCGGGTACGTCTTGCGGCGCACACGCACCAAGTACCGCTCGCCCTTACCAGTGCTGGGCGGCTTTCCCCGGCTGGAAATGACGTTCTTTTCAAGCAGACCCGTCGATTCATCGCCATTCATGGCGATAGCCCGCCGAAGATTCTTCTTGGCCTCATCACGGATCAGGCGAGCGCCCTTCGCGAGCGCCAACTTCACCGGGCCACCACGCTTCGAGACAATCTCGGGAGGCAGGCTCTTGAGCGTCGCAATCACGCCATCGACACCGGTTAGCTTGACATCGACCTTCATTTGATCCTCATGAACGAGTAGCTGCGGATGCCTTCCCGGCCCAATTCCGTTTCAGCTTCGTTGTGCTCCATGCAGGCGAATCCCTGCGCCAGCATCCAGTCGATCAGGCCGCGATGGCTGAAGTACCAAATGTGTTCACCCGGCTTGAAGTGGCGGCTGCCAGGCACGCCATCCCCTTCCTCGAAGATCGGGATGGAGATAAACGCCCATTCCCGAACCTGGGACAGCAGCGCAGTCGGGTCCGGAATGTGTTCCAGGCTGTCCCAGCAAGTGATCGCGTCCACCGGGCGGCAGTACGGATCGCAGAAGGCCTCGCGTTGCCGCAGCCATTCGTTGGCTTCGGCGTTGACGTCGTACCCCTGAGCCGCGGCGTATTCCACGAAGCGGCCACCACCGATGCCAATATCCACTACCTGGCCCGCATAGTGGCGGCGCACCAGCGCCAGGCGTGCTTCGGTCAGCAGTTCCCCCATTGGTGACGCATCGCGCTGGCGGAATTCTTCCCAATAGCTCGTCGTGTAATCCATCGCCGGACGAGGATGAAATCCCATTCCGCGCTCAGGCCACCAGATCAGGGAGTCTTCGTAGCCAGTCGGCAAAGTCACTCGCATGGTTCTTGATTCTTTTGTCGCAGTTGTGTTGTCTCTGCCGGCAGCGGCAAAGGTTGTCCGGGACCGCAAACCGAATCCGGCTCAGGTCCATGTACTTTTCGTCTGTAATCAGTTCCGGGGCGTTAAATCCACCCTGCCCCCCGCATATCACCCATGCAGGGACTTTCATTGCTATGGCGGCCGGGAGGATCCAACCGATCCCGCCAATCACTGCAGCGGAGTTCTGCACTAGCGCCATCAACTGCCGTACGTCAAATTCCCCTGCGTGGTACACCTCGTCCGCTGGCGGCAATTTCCCAACCGACCATTCTTTCCCTGGCTCTAGGTCGGCCACTGAGATAACCCGATAGCCCGCAGTTCGAGCCATTTCCGCCGCCTCGGCGATGTACATGGTCAGGGGGTTACGGGCCTCCGCTACCCACTCAGCCCGCACAGTTGCCGGGCGCACCACCATGTACCGGCCGGACACCGGAGACGGTCCAAAGTCCGGTAAATCGAACTCCCCTGGGGCAACGCCAAAGCACCGGCGCATCCCTGTGACGATTCCAGCTGTACCGTACTGAACCGTCACGACAGACTCTTTCGGTGCTGTCACCCATCGCCCCGGATCCTGCAGGGCCATGTTCTTGGATTGCGTCCGCAGCGGCGTTTCGGCCTTAACAAACTTGACGCTTGGCAGGTCCTCGTACAGCTCCGGCCAGGGTGTCTCCAGGTAAACCGGGCCTTGCAACCGTTTCACAAAGGCGCGCTGGTAAATGTTGTCGCCCAGGCCTTTCATACCCCGAACTATCAACCTGCCTCCATCGGGAAGCAGTCCAACGCCGACCCCGGCGTACAGTTCACCACCTCAACACGCGGATTGGCTCGTGCCCAATCTCGAAACTGCTGCAGGTGAACTGCTCGGCGGTAGGGCTTCGTGTTGACGAGCCCGTTCGTGTACTCGCCGAAGTAATGCGAGCCGTGCATGTCGAATCCGTACAACCGGATCCGCTTCGCCCCAAGGTTCACCGCCACCTGTAGCGCCAGAACTCCACTTGCCCACTGCGTATTGCCCGGGCGGCATCGTTCGACGCCTGGAAACTCGCTGCTGGAGAACTTGCGCCCTGCAAAATTCAGCGCTTCCGGATATGCGCGCCACCAAGCCCGGTCATTCGCCGCCAGGAAGTCCGCCCAAGGGGCCAGCTCAAACACGTTGCTGACCACGCCGACTCCCTGACCGCGCATGGACTCGGCCAGGTCACGGCTCATGCTCGGGCCCGGCGCCAGTAATACAAACTCCAAGTCAACCCTCGTTAACGCCAGTTCCGACTGGCAGGGTTATGTACTCCAGCCCGCTATCCTTATCGGAAAGCACGCCGCGGATGTTGTAGACCGTGCCACGATGGATGATGCGGTCAGTGGCCAGGATGTCCCGCGTTCGGATCGTTATGCGCGCCGTAACCTCAGACTGTCCCGCCGCCGATTGCACGAACTCCCGAGCGGACAGCGGCTCGACAGCAGCCCACACCTTGGCGATTTCGGTCCACGTCTCCACCATCGCCCCGGTCGTCGCGTTCTGCACGTACGAAACGCGCTGAATCGAGACGCGGTGGCGCAGACGGCCAGCTTCCAGACTCATCGAACCGTACTCTTGCGCAGACCAGACAGCAGGCTCGTCGCGCCAGCGCCGAGCACGTAGCCATGCCCCCAGTGGGCAGGCACAGCACCAGCGTCGGAGCCGTCGCGGTACCGGTACTGCTGGGCAAGTTCAACCAAGATGGCGGCCTTCACCGCGTATTTCGGAATCGGCTCGCCGCTCGAATCCTCCGCAGGGATCGGATCGCCTGCGCTGTCGACGTCGCCCGATGCCTCATAGGCGCGCCATGAGTCCTTCAGCCATGTGAAAACAGCGTTTTCGACGGCCGGGATCCACGTTGCAAACCACGGATCGTCGTCCAGCGAGTCAACCCGAAGGTGCATGCGAGCCTCCTCGACGCTTACTAGGCTCATGCTTGGTCCTTCAGCTTGATGGGAGCTTCAGGGGTAGCGTCCTTGCCTTTCGGACCTCGCCCACCATCCCGCCCCTTCCGAGCGGCAATTACCCAGTCTTCGCCTGCAGATTCTGGTTTGGCCGGAGTGTCCTTCTTCGCGATCCAAAGCGATCCGTCGTGGACCCAAGCCTCACCTGCCTTGGCCTTCGTGCCATCGCGCCAATAGCCGCCTGGCCGGATGCCGCCGGCAGGATAGCGGACCTCTTTCACTCGGCCCGCGCAAGACGCTTTGATCCGCACCTCGTGCGTTTCATCCAGGTATTCCATCTCGAAGGCGTCAAGGCCTACTCCGTCCGCCCCATCCTTTCCGTCGCTTCCGTCGCGTCCATTCGATCCGACCACCGGGCCAAGATTCTTGACCTCGCCATTGGTCATCGTGAGGAGCAATGCGCCATCACGGTCGATCATGGCTCCGGCCATCCCAACGCCGTCCGCGCCCTTCTGGCCGTCTTCGCCTTTGGCACCGGGTTCGCCGTCCTTCCCATCAGCTCCATCCTTGCCATGCACGACCGGGATGGAGTTCACGGCGTCCGCAATCATCTGCTTGACGACCTCCATGTCGCAATCCTTACCGTCACGGCCGTCAACGCCGTCTTTCCCGGCTATGGGTTGCGGCAATTCGGCAAGCTGGGTTTTCAAACGCGCAATCTCGTCTTTGAGAGGCTGCACGGCCTTGATGATTGCGTCGCCCATGGCTTGGCCGAACAGTTCAGGGTCAAACGACATAGGTAGGCTCCAGGGCTTTCTTCATTGCGGCGATAGCCTTGTGGGTACCTGCAAAGGCGCGCAATTCTTCTAAATCAGGATCCGGCTCGGGCGTGGGAGCGGGCGTAGCCGCGGGCTGCATGGCGGGGTCCCACTCTTTACGATCAGCCAGCATGCCCAGCGGGTAGTCCTGGTTTTGCCCCCACAGCGTGTCACCGCCTGCGGTCGGAGCCAGGTTGAACGGCCGGCGCCCTTCGTCAGGAGTCTTGATCATTCCGCCTACAAGCTTCGTGTTGATCTCAGCCTTCTTCGCCTCGTCCATGCGCAACAGTGGTTCCGTATCCAACTCGATACCGAGCGGGCGGATAACCTTAAGACCATCGTCTAGCAGGTCTTCCATATGCTGAATGGGAGCCTGCAGCGCATCGCTGTAGTACATGAGGTTCACGCCATCGACCCCCAGACCGGACGGAATGGTCCCGATCCCGACCTTGAACGGGGGAATCCCGAACGGCTGGCAAATCTGTTCGTCGCTGTAGCGCATCTGCTCGATCATCTGAGCGTCGATGCTCTTCATTGCAAACGGCGTGAACTTCATGTCCGCGCCGATAATTGCCACCTTGCCGGACTTACCTTCTGAGAATTCCGTGTTCCAGTAGCTCTGTACGGCCTTTGCATCATCTTCGGACATGCCAGCCGGGGCCGTCAGAAGGCCACCAGGTTGCGCGTTGTTCGCGAAGAACTCCGTCGCCGAGCGCATGATCTTCATGTTCTTCAGCGCGGGCCAATGCGCTGCGGCTAAGGGCGGAACACCGATAAGAGGATGGTGAACCGTCATGCAGCGGTCGTGAATGATCTCGCTTGCCGGAACGATCAGATTCTCAGCTGGGTAGCCCTCGGGCAGGCTGTTCAGTTTGTCGGTCTGCAACTGGTAGAACACAGCGCCAGAATCGGACACCATCGGCAGCACACGCTCAGGATCCAGCACGTACAGTTCCGTCACCACGCCTCGACCGTCTCGGCGTTTCAGGATGTAGGCATTCCCCTGGGTCAGCTTGGTGATGATCCAGTACTCGCGAAACTGAGCCGGAGTCTGAAAACCGTTCGGCTTGCGCAGTACGGGATCGTAAGTCGGATTGCTAACTTCGGTCCAAACGCCGTTAGCGTCACGGCTGCGGAGCGAAAAGGGCAGCTTCCCGATGTCCGAAGAGATGCGGTAGATGCACGCGTACAACGTCGGGTAGGTGATCAGATCACCCTGCTTTTCCTCGATATTGCGCTGCCACGCGCCAGTGAACGGTTCACTGATGATCCGCCAGGCGTTGCGCCACGTACCGCCAACGGCTTCCATCGCCTTCTGACGCCCGAAGGTGAACCCGAGAATCTTCACTCGGCGGCCTCTCGAAGGGCGGCGCGAACCTTATCTGCCCCGGCCTTGTGATGCACCTTAACGCCTCGCTCGCGAGCGAGTGCGTGGAGGGCGTCACCATCCAGGCTATCCAGATCGACGTCCTTGTTGTCAGCGACAGGCAATACGACTTCCAAGGGACGGGCAGCCGCCATGTCTCGGGTCAGGTAGGTGCCCTTTCCTAGACGCCGCAGTAGCTCGGCATCGCGAGCAGACAGCATCCGCTCTCGCCCGTTCTTGTAGGTGAAGATCACTTTTTGCATGTCAATCCTTTCGTCTTGCAGAAGGGGCCTCCCTTCGGAAGCCCCTTGAACCTGACGACCTATTAGGCGCAGGGGTTCCAGTTCGCGTTCGCCCAGACGACCGCTTGCGGGCGGCGCTTGGCGAAGTTGATGAAGCGTTCGACCAGGAAGGCCACGCTGTTGGTCTGGAACATCGACACCACTTGAGCTGCGGTGGGCGTGGTGCTGTTCATGGTAGGCGCGTCGTCCATCACCAGGGAGGCCTGGTCCGACATCGACACCTGCACGCCGCCTTCGTCACCGAGGAAGATCTCGTCGCCCTTGATCAGCATCACCACCGAACCGCTCGAATCGGTCGGGATGTACTGGGACGTGAAGACCGGCAGGCCCATGAACGTGCCGCCCGTGGGCGTGACGCCCGGGAAGGCAGGGGCGCCCATGGCGTTGACCGCCGACGACAGGTCGATAGCGACGGTTTCCGGCATGACCCAGAAGGCACCAGCCACGCTCAGGTTGTCGCCAACCAGCTCCTTCAGCATGGCCGCGGCGTCGCAGCGGATGCCTTCGACGCTGCCGTCACCGGTCAGCGTCAGGGGCGTCACACCGTTGCGAATGCCAGCCGGAGTCGACCCGGCCACGGCAGCCGAGGCGCTCACGAAGGTGCCGTCAATCGCGGCGTTGACCGAGCGGGCCAGTTCATCACGGATCAGCGCGTCCGCAGCCACCGAAGCCCGGTTCAGGAGTTCCTTCGTGGCTGCGGCGATTGCCGCGACCTTCAGGGGTTCCAGCTTGGTCTTCGTGTAGGTCCACTGCGTCAGGGGCTTGGCAGCACCTTCAGCGGTCCACTTGGCCGCGCCAGCCGAACCCTGGATCATTACCGGGGTATCGAAGGGCAGGCGGCGCAGGCGGTCGCTGATCTGGCCGACCACGGAACGAGCGCGCAGGTATTCCACGAAGTCGGCGAAGTAGCCACCACCTTCGAGGATGAGGTTGCCCGCCCACGTGGCGTTGCCGCTGTTGGCTGCGGGCACCGCGGCCTTCGTGAACGACTTGACCAGGGCTTCGTCGTCCGGGTAGATCGACTTGGCGATTTGAGCCGGGTCCATGTGCTCGATGTGGGCGATAGCCTTCACACGGGCCACACGGGCAAAGCCCATGCCCGGTTCCAGCTTTTCCGTGTTCTTCACCTGCACAGCAAGGCGGTCGGCGCCGCCCAGGGCGATCTTCTCCGACTTTTCCTTGCCGTCGACGGGCTTCGCGGACGCCTTGTCGGCCTTTTCGATTTCGGCCAGGCGGGAATAGCGGGAGATGTCGTCGTCCAGCCGCTTGATCTCGCCTTGCAGCGTGTCGAATTGCTCGGCCTCGCCCGAATCCATGGAACGGGATTCGTCAGCAGCCTTTCGGGCAATGGATTTCGATTCTTCGACCTTGGCGGTTCGGGTGGCCTGCAGGTCGGCAACTTGTTCAGCAAACGTCTTCATGACGTCTCCTTCAAATGAAAAAACCGCCACGTGGGCGGTTCAGATGTCAGAAAGCCGCCTCGTGGGCGGCTCGTTTAGGGCTGATCAGTGCGGCCGGCGTGCAACGGCTGGCGGCGGATCAAAAGTTAGGCGCGGACCAGTCGGACGGCGCCGTTAAGATTTTCGGATGGAGTGGTGCTCTTAATGAGCGACACCGGGCGAGCAATCAGAATGCGCCGGTCCAACGACTTGATCGCCTGGATGGTCGCGGAGGCATTGGCCGGCACGGTAACAGCGCTCAACTCGTAGATTTCGTACTCGCGGAAGCGGATTCCGCCTTCGCTCATGTAGTCGAAAGCAGTCGGGTTGAAACCGATAGACGTACCCTTGACCAAGCGCGCCTTGATGGCTTGCCACGCCATATCCACGATGTCCTTCAACGGACCGGGCTCAGCGATCTTCGCGATGCTCGCGACAAATCCAATGCCGGACTTGGTAGGCGCGCTCAGGCGGGCCTCGCCAATGGGCATATCGTGACGGTGCTGCCAGAGCAGCGGGATAACCGGCGCAAATTTGGCTCCCAGCGGCTCGACAATGTCCCCGCTGCGGTCCGGCTCAGGAGTCGTGGCGACGCCGGAGATCTCGCGCTTATCCTCGTCAATTGCCTTGATTTCAAGCAGGCTATAGGCTCGATTCGTCATTTTTTGGATTCCTCCATCTTCGCGAGGCGAGCCTTAGCCTTCTCGCACATCCTTGTCATGCCGCGCCGACATAACCACGCGACCAGCTTCCGTTGACGGTTGATGCAGCCTTGGCACATGTCAGCCTGCCGTTGCTAGGACCAGCTTGCGCTTCGAGGTGGCTGCCGTATTCGCGGCGCCGAATGCCATGCAAAGGGCTACCGCGGCGTCGATCTTGTTGATCGACCGCGTTTTAGCCAGCCAGTGATTTCCCCATTTGTCTTCTTCGGTGACCGCCGACATCATGGCGGAGATCAGCACCGGGTTCCGCTTAAGACGGATCCGGCCTTCCAGCAGCGCGTCCTCCAGCAAACGAAGCGACCCGGGCATCCAAAGGCCTTCCGCCTTCTCACCTCTCGCTTCGGCCGCCTTCTTCATTTCCTCAGTCGGCTGACCCTTCTTTGTGCCGCCCTGCGGATGTTCCAGGAATTCCAGCTGCAAGCCGATCTCCTGAACCGCCTCTTCAAACCGTTTGAATGCGTACCTGTCATATGCCACGAAGGGCAATTTGAACCGTTGCGCATCCTCGGCAAGCGCTTGCGCCACATGCCGATAGTTGATGTTCTCGCCCTGTGGTGCGTGAATGAACCCCTGATCGCGCCACACGGTGTAGGGGATCTTGTCCCGCAACTCGCGGGCAAGGATCGTATCTCCCGGCGTCCAGGCCTCAACCCAGGCATCAAACGTTGGCTTGCCGTCCTCGGTCATCCCCGTTTGGACCACAGAGGCCTTCGCGGTAATGTCCCGATTCTGAGACAGGTCCAGCCCGGTAAACACCGCTTTGCCTACATGCTCTTCCGGTTCGAAATCGGCAAGCGCCGGGTCCAACGTGGCCCGCGTCATCCAGGCGGTTTCTGCTTCGGTCCACACGCAGAAATGCAGTCGCAGGATTCCGTTAAGCTGCCCGGGAATCGCCTTCGCCTGGTGGACAATATCGCCAAGCGTTTCATCGGTGATCGTCACCCCAAGTAGGGGATTCGCCTTAATCCAGCAACTCGGATCGCGTAGCGGGTCGTCCCCTTCGTCCAGCGCGCACACGTAGCTGAACGTCCGGTCGTCAATGACCTCCCCGACGAAAGTCGGGTCGTTCACGGCTTCCGTATGCCCCGCGGCAACCTTCACCGCATGCTCGTGCTCTTCCCACGCCACCGAGTTCCGGTCTGACCCGCTGTTCGTGATCATGAACAGCAGCGGCTGCCGGCGGAACTTAAAGCCTCGCTCCAGCATCTCGATGATCTTGCGGTCCGGCAGCTCATGGACTTCATCGGCCAGCACAAAGTACGGGCGAGGTCCCGATCCAGTCTTGCCGGTATCGCGTGACACTGGCCGGAAGAAGCTCGAATTCCGGTGGTAGGCGATGTTGTATTCACGCCCTTCACCGCCCGAGAACTCCAGGCGCTTCTTCAGGCTGGGCGACGCCTTCACCATCTTCACGGCATCAGCAAACAGAATTCCGGCCTGCTCTTTCTTTGCCGCGGCGGCGTAGATCTGGGCACCGGCCTCACCGTCAGCGGTAAGACCAAGCAACCCTATTCCACCCGCCAACGGCGACTTACCGTTGCCTTTCCCCTGCTCGATGTAGGCGCGACGGAAACGCCTCGTCCCATCAGCCCGCTTCCAACCGAACAGCGACCCGACGATAAACGCCTGGCTGGGATGAAGCTCGAAATCCTTGCCTTCGAACTGGCCTTCTGACAGCTTAAGCACGCCCTCGAAGAAATCGAATGCGTACTCGGCGGCGGCGTGGTCGAAGTACAGCCCGCGCTCTCCGCCCTTCTCCAGATCCAACAAATGCCGCTTGCAGCTGTTGCGCACATGGGGGCCAGCAACGATCACCCCAGCCACTACAGCCTCTGCGTACTCCTTAGTGCGGTCGGCCAAAGAACTTGTCAGCGGGGTCTTCGTCTTCGCCGTCGCCATGGTTCACTTTGGTCTCGTCAACAGGAGTCGCGCCCAGCTTCGACAGAATCGAACTGAGCGCCTGTGTTGCCGAAACTCCGAAATCGTCGTCCTCATCCATACGAGCCGCCAACCGGCAAGCCATCCGAACCAACAAGCGATGAGAACTGTTCAGCCAGGGGAGTTCCTGCCGGAATTCCTCCCACGCGGCTTTCTGTCCATCAGTCATCGTGGCGTACGGCTCACCGAGCGGGCGGGTGCGCTTCGGCCCCACCCGGTCCTTGAACCTGCCGGGGTGAATCACTGCCGCGCCTGCGGTTTCAGCCTTAGCCAGAGGCGTTCTTGCCCTGGGCATTAGGGTCGTCCCTTGAATTGGAGATGTGAAAAAGAAGGTGAGCGGCCGGCCGTGGTCGGGACGGTGGTTTTCCCCGCCGATAGCCCCCCCGGGGTTCTATGCCGCCAGGGGTAGGCCGATCTGCCCCAGAGACCGCGCTCCCTTCCTGCCATTACAACTGCGGCACGCACAGGCTAGGTTGCCCCATGTGTGCGTACCACCCTCAGCCAACGTCACTATGTGATCCAGCTCTGGGGCGCGTGGGTCTACGCTGCCCCTCAGCTTCCTTGGGGTTGGGCGTCGGCACATATGGCACCGCCAGCCATCCCTTTCGAATACTGCCAGCGGGTCAACCGCCTCCGCCTCAGCGCCTCTCTCCATAGCTCGCCGTCTGGCCTTGGCCCGCCGTCTTAGCAGCTTGCCATGCTCGGTGAACCGGTATGCTGCCTTCGCCGTCCTAATGCAGACATCACACAAAGTCTTTGGTCTGCCCACACGTGTAGTACGGCGAACGGTAAAGCTCTGGTCGCACTGCTTGCATATCGAGCGGTATACCAACGGGCATTCTTTGTAGGCTGCAATCCTGCGAAGGGCGGCGACTTCAGCAGCTATATGTAGCTCAGCCTCTGTCTTAGCCCTAGGCCGCCTATTAAGCGCCCATATCCTGCGGATAGCTGCACGCTCTTGGGATATCAACGTATCCCTGGCGAACGCACATCCGCGGCAGCAGTACTTCCCAGCATCAGACGCACCACCACGCACTCGCCTGTACTTCTCTGTGAAGCAGTGCTGGCATACGACCAGCTTAGGCTTATGCGGCGTGCGCTGCCTTTCACGCTTGGGCTTGCACTCAGCGCCGCAGTACTTCCGGGGATGTTTGCTTACCTTCCCCGTCTTGGTCAGATTGGGAAAGATTGCAGCCGCGCAACCCAGACACCTATAATTCAACTCAGCCAAGGCCAACTCCTATCGTTGGTTCAAAGCAAGAAGCCCCTGCACCGCGCTAACGGTCAGGGGCTTCGTCATTCCGTACTCTTAGCTCTCTATCGGGTAGCCGTCCGTACCTATCTGGACTATTCGACGTCCAGACTTTTCCATTCGTTGTTTGTCAGAGTTATGGTGATTGGCGCATAGACTCTGAAAGGGGCCGGCCCAAAATTTGACCGAATCGCCCTTGTGCGGCTCGATGTGATCGCACACCGTTGCCTCTGTCACTCTTCCCTCTGCCTGGCACATCACACAGAGGGGATTCGCTGTTAGGTGGCGTTCCCTTAGCTTCTGCCAGCGCCAGGTCTTGTACCAAGCGCTCCAGGGCTGGCTGCTCATAGCGGCTGGGAATCGTCCCGCTCTCCGCCTACTGCCTCGCCATCCAGTGTGAGTGCCGGCCTCTCCATCTCTTCGCCTTCATCTGCCAGAGCTTCAAGCAGCGCGTCTAGCTTGGCTTCTATGCGATCAAGCTGTGTGGGGCGCGGTCCAGTCCAATCGGGCGGGGGAGCGGGAGCTTTCGAATCAGGTGGATTCATCTGGCAGATCCAAAGCAAAAAGCCCCGGCGAGTGCCGAGGCTTCGTTTCCTATGGACGAGCGCCGTCCACTTGGAGCGATCTTAGTGAGCTAGGTCCGCGTATGCAACCCCTCACGCAATCACCTTGATCATGTCTCGCTTGCGCAACATGGGCAGCAGCGATTCCTTTGCCTGCTGGTACCGCTGGTGCTGTTCCTCGGGGCTGCAACGCGGGTTGCGGAATACCTGATTCGGCACATCCTTGTTGCGCATGCTGATCCCGACAGCGGCGCGCAGGTCAACCGGCAGCGTACTCAGGCACACGTCCACCTGTTCCGCCACATACCGGTTCAGCTTCGCGTCGGTGTCGTCGTCATCTCCGTAGGCGTCCATGTCGGACACGCCTTGGAATCCCGGCGCCACCCGGCTATGCCCCAGATGCTCCCGGTGCGCCTTGGCCCAGTGGTACCAGGTCATGAGCAGTTCTTCCAGTTGTTCGCTTTCGTCTTTCGTCATGTGATCCTCGCTGAATAGCTGCTCCAATCCTTGTCTTGCAATCTCCTGCCGACTGAGCCGGGGCTTCTGTGGTCGACGTCGGAGTTCTTCCAGCCGCTCGCACACCAAGGCCGGGTCGCCCATCGCCCACTTCGGCAGGAGCGCGCCCATTACGCAAACTCCGGGCTGTACTGAACCTTGCTGGACATACTGACCGGGCTAGGCATACGCATAGCCTGCAGCCTCGCCGCGGCGTTTCTCATCGTGCTGTCCAAGGTGTAGGGTCGACCACTTGCGAACGCCAGCTTGCCGGGTACTACCTCAGTCGGCTTGAAAGCCACCCAGGCCCGGATCACCACCATTGGGTCGCCAGAGTCGAGGCTTGGCTCGATCTGCCGAATGGCGGCGGCAATGCCTTCCGCCCGGCGAGCCGTCTTGTCCAGAATGACGCCGTATTCAGTCTTCAGGCGTTCAAGGGCTGCGGTGCGCATTTGCTTGTTCGCGTCTTCAATGCTTCTCGGGAGTGCCATGGTTGTCCTTCGGTCAGTCTTTGGTAATCTCCGCAGAATCTGCGGTGAATAAGGGGGCTAATCCCCGCATCCATTGCGGTATTCACTAACGAAGACACGCACCCGTCCGCCCTTGCAGACGACGCCGCGCTCAATGGAAAGCTTGTCTATTTGGCTGTCGTCTTCAATGACCTGGGCATGTACCAGGCCGTCAAGCAGTCCCTTCATCATGTTGTCCAGGTCTCGGCGGCGGTTGTCGGGCGGGAAGGCATCGATGTGCACCGACAGCCTCCCCGCCAGCTTGGCGAGTTGGTATCGGCTGGCCTCATCGATCACGGCTTGGCGGTATTCCCGACCTTTCTCGGAGATCAAGTGACGCCCGGCAAGCTTTCCCTTGGTCGGGTGACGCCAGTAGGTGTTAACGCTGGGCGGGAACGGGAGTTCGAGGACGTTCACAGAACCTCCAGCGTTTCAAGTTCCAACAGGGTGAACTTGCGCCCGAACACAGCGCCCGTGTCTATGTGATGGACGTTCCCCAGTACAACCGGAGCCTGAACCGGCGTATGACCCACGATGACGGCACGGACGTGAGTTACGCCGCTGCGGTCATCCTCGGAGATCCTGCCACGTGACCACATCGCCACGTCAGCAATGCGCCCCTTCATACTCGCAGCGACGCTTTCGTCTAGCAGCGTTTCGGCGAAGTCACGCCACGAGTCAAACGGGCAATCCGCGTGGACAATTCCTATAGCGCCATGAGCCGTATCGATCTCGATAGCAACTGGCAAATTTCCCATCGCTTCAGAGATTGCCATCTGGTCTTCCTTGGGCTGGTCAATGTTCCAACCACCTCCGTTGCGTCGGTAGATGTCCTGCTGCATGTTTCCTGCAGGCCATCTGTGCGCCATATCGTCGTGATTGCCCATGACCGCATGAAACCAGGGCTTCGCCAACCATTGCAGGACTGCTTCGTTCTCAGGCCCGCGGTCAACCAAATCGCCGACAGAGAACAAGCGGTCAACCTCTGGATCAAATCCGATCCGTACCAACTCGGCCTGCAATTGGCTGAAGCAGCCGTGAATATCCCCGACGGCAATATCTCTTCCTTGGGTATTGCGCTCAAATCGCTGAAGCATCATGCCGCACCCCCTACCTGCGCCCGCAAGACGCGGAAAGGATCGAACAGACCGGGCACGTAGCCCGAGCGCAAAGCTGTGATAAGTCGCTCATTAGTCTTGATCTGAGCTTCCCGCTCCATGCAGCGCAAAACGCGCTCCGGCACTTCCAGATCACGCATGGGCACACAACGGAAGACATTTGCTCTGCGGTTGCCAACACCTCTGACCTCGCCAGTGCGGATGGCAAAGCCTGCTTCTGCCATACGGCGAACGGTCTTGTTGGCCAGTCCCACATCGAGTTGCAACTCCTCGGCCAGCTCGCGTCCGGTCTTTGGCCCGTGATCACGCAAGTGCTTGATGACAATCGGACCGTACCTATCCTGTCCTGAGAATTTCATGAGTTCCCCCTTAGACCCTGGCCGCCTAATCGGCGCCCGTGTTTTCCAAGCGTCCGCCCATCTGCACTATCAGAGACCGGAACGGGTTATCCATTTGGGCGGCCATAGCGTCCAGCGCCCTCTTGCGGCGATAGCACAAGTACTGACGAGCTGTGCGTTCCTTAAGCGTCTGGCGCCCCATCGCTCGGCTCTTCCCTGCGCCAAGCCGGTAGAATGGATGCCGCAAACCCTGGCGCTTAGGCAGTCCCCATCCGCAGATGTGGATCTCGTCCGCCTCCAGCAGGCGGCGCAGGTTGTACTGAACCGTGGAAGCGACCGCTTCCAGTTCTTCGGCCAGTTCCGCCAGGCTCATATCGCCATTGGCGAGCGCCGCCAAGATTGCCGGACGCGTGTTGTTGACTGGAGCCATCACTCTTCTCCCTTTGCCTTTGCGAGCATTGCCATGACCGTGGGTGATAAAACCTCACCCTTGGCAATGCGGTCGTCCAGCTTTCCAATCCACCTGCGGTGATCTTTGCCGCTTTGGTCAAAGACCTTTTCCGCGCCCATCTTCTTCAGCGCCGCAGCAGCTTCTGCTTTGGTCGCCAACGTCTGGCCCGGCGCCGGTAAAGCTGTTCTAGGCTCCGGGATCGGGTGCCAGCCCCCCTTTCCTAGCTCCTCTGCAAAAGTCTTCTCCCAGCGGCCTTTAATCGACCCGTAGGTGCTGTTGAGCAGGTCTACCGAGCTGACCGAGATCGCCGCCCAGTAAACTGCCGGGTGCGACCACTGCCCCATTTCCCCGCGGCGTCGGCAGGACATACCGTGCACAGCTTCGTGGTAAGCAACCTCCGGCGACATCCAAGGACGGCACAAGCGGATGAACTCGGGAAGCGTCGGCGGCCACTCGCGCTGTTTGCAGGCTTGCAGACCAACCGAGATTTCATCACCAGAGAATCCGGCCAGGTCTTCAGCCCAAACGTCGTGCATCGCAGCTTCTGGGACAGATCCCCACATCTTCGGCAGCTTGTCGCCGTACATCGCGGCAAACCGTTGGAACAGCTTTTTCACCCAAGCTGTCGGCAGGCCCTGCGGGGCTTCATACCGGTTCGCCAGTGCTTGCATCGAAAGTCCCCAAATCCACTGTTACGGGCTGCGGATCGCTCCACAGGTTGCTCATCCAATCGTTGTTCTTCTGCGTCTGGGTCGGGCTCTTTGCACTGCCTGCGACCTGGTTCTTCAGCGGGTAGAAGTCAGTCCACTTCCCCGTTCTAACGCTCTGCTCGATCACTTCCACCGGGTCATGCCCCTGGTCCTTCAGCTTTTCCAGCAGCCTGATACCCATCGATGCCGCTCGTTCGGTCAGCGGCGCTTTGACATTGATCCGGTGTTCAACCCAGTCCACCCACGCAGATCTTGGTAGCCAGTCCGGCAATTCGATGGCGGCAATCGCCGTACGCGCTTTGACGGTTAACTGACGGTTCAATTGACGGTTAATTGACGGTTTGGGGGCAGCAGCTGCCGGGGTGGGGGGCACCTCCTGCCGGGGTGGGGGGGCAGCAGGTGCCGCCCTGGGCGGCATTTCCTGCCGGGGGGCATTTCCTGCCGGGGCGGCAGCACGTGCCGGGGTGGTGGTCAGGTGGTACATCGTCGAAGTACCCAAACGAGACACCGACCGGACGTAACCCATCGACTCCAACGACCTGATTGCATCCCTCACCGCGCGCTCAGACAGACACGTGCGGCGCGATACCTGAGCCATCGAGGGATAGCATTCGCCCTGGTCGTTCGCGTTATCAGCAAGCGACAACAGCACAAGTTTTTGCGTGCTGGAAAGGTCCTGAAGCTTCCAGGCCTCAGTCATCAGCGTGATGCTCATGCAGCCTCCAGCATTCCAGCAGCCTCCAGGGCTGCATCAGGGAACTCCAAGCCTTGGGCTTGCAGTTGCTCAATGCACCACACCAGCAGGTCCATCTGCTTGCCATAGCGCGTCTCAAACACGGCTTTACGCGGATGGACGGCGATAGCAAGGCCGTCGTCTTGGTGGTGGCTTCCGCAAAGCGGCAGAACTTTCCAATGCGCGTCGGGCTTCGTCCGGCCGTCGATGTGGTGGATCGACACGTAGTCGTTAAAGATTCCATCCATACGGCAAGCAACGCAGCCAATGCGGCTGGCGAGCTGGTCATGGAGTGCCTTCTGAGCGGTCGACACCGACGAGCCCTTCATGCCCTTCGATTTCATAGGCTGGCTGCGGCGAGCGATGGCGCCACGGGCGCGCAAAGGCGTGCTGCGCTTGAGGGTTGAATTCCAGGTCATGCTGCCTCCACTTCCAGGAGAACGCCGCGGCTCGCAAAGTCGTCACGGACGGCTTCGGCGTACTTGGTCAGTTGCTTGGTGGTCATGCGGGAAGTGACGGGGAAGACGCGCATCACGAGCAGCTTTTGCTCGTAGGACAAGCCTTTGATGGCGCCGTCATACGCTGCGCGGAACTCTTCGTCTTCGGCACGCAAGATAGGCACGCCGTGGTGCAGCTTGCAGTAGCACTTCCAGCCCAGCGCATCGTCTTCCGGCAGAGACAGAGAGATTTCCTCGTACCAGGCGTGGGAAAAGGCGTTCTGAGACTTCGAGCGAGTCTTGGCCTTGATCTCCACCTTGTAGCCATCCGGCGCGTGTGCGCAGGCATAGGCCGCGTTACGGCGGACCAGAGGGCTAGACAGGATGAAGACCTGGTTTGCCATTACTTGCTCGCTGCGCGCAGGACGTTGCGCTCCATGCGGTGCAGCAAGACACGAGTCGCACGCAACAGGGGAACCAACTGATCGGCCTCAGCTTGGTCAATCTGGCTATCCGCGGTGGTCTGGGCCGTCACCGCGGCGATCTTGCCCATTTCGGTAGCCAGCGCGAGGAACTTGTCCTGCAGCGCCTTCGCTTCGTTCTCCCATCCACCAACAGGAGCAGCCGGCACGTCGTCGACGAACACGCCCTCTTGAGCGTTCAGCGACAGAAGCCAGTCATTCGACTTGTGCTGGGCGCCTGCATCGTTCCGAACAAACTCAGCCAGAAGAACGGCAACGTCGACGTCCAGTTGGTCGCCACCACGCAGCTTGCGACGGAGCGATTCCGGGTGAATGGACGTATCGCGTCGAAGCGTCAGGAACTGGGCGGCAGCTTCGACACCGCCGTCAGCAGCGCGAACCGCGTTGTAGAGAGCGTCACGCCAGTAGGTAATGGTGGTGGGGCAAGTCATTACGTTGGATTCCTGATGATTTCAGCGTTTCGGTACTAGTGCGGCTTTACTAAGATTCACCGCATGGAACAACTCAACTCTCTCTACAGCGCAACTTCGGCAGTTACCGCTTTCGCTTTGCGGATCCGGCGCGGCTTGCGCAACACGTCCCAGCGGAAGTTCGGCACTAGCTCTTCACAGATCACCCGCTTGCCGGTAGCCTCTTCGATGACCGGGCAGTGCTCCGAAGGGAGCGGCCGCGAGCCGTTGACCCACTGGCTAACCGACTGCGGGGTAACGCCGAGGATTGCGGCCAGAGCTTTCTGACTTCCCACAATCGAGATGGCCTTTTCGAGGCCGACATTTCGGTCCATATCCGGTCCTAAAGCATCACTTGCCTCAATACTAAACTAATGCTTTATCAAAAGCAATCATTGCTTGCACGCGTTGCGCCCAAGCACAATCAAGCAATGCTTTCCTCCGCCCTAATTCAAGAACTCCTCTCCTCGCCTCCCGCGGATCTCGCTGGCAAAGTCGCCGCGACCATCGGGCGGGGGCTTGTGCCCGCTAAAGATGTGGCGGAGGCGTGCGGAGTGACTGTCCAGGCCATCAACGGCTGGAAGACGAACGGGCGCGTGGGAAAACAGCACATCAAGACGCTGGCCCGCCTGACCGGCCTGCCTGTGTCGTGGTGGCTGCCGGGTGATGATCTGGAAGATGAGTCGACGTCAGTAGGCTCGACGCCCTGGCCGTTTGCATCTATCGATCGCGAACGGATCGAAGCCCTACCGGCTGATCGCCTGAAGCATCTCGAAGGCGTGATGCTCTTCGCCTTGCAGGGCTATGCAGAAGGGATTTCAACTATTCATGTGCCGGAACCCCGTGCCTCGCTAGCCCATAGCGCCCGTGGGTCAGTAGTTGATATGGACGCAGCTGCAGATCTGTTCCCAATGCGTGCCAAAGAAGTAGCGACTGCACCGCTCCGAATCAGCACCCAGACGGGAGTCATCGCCAACGTCGGCCCTGCTGAGCCGCACGCTGCGAACGACGCATTCGAGATGGTTCAAGAATTGGCTGATGTGCGCCTGGCAGCTGGTGACGGCATTGAAGCCCACAGCGAAGAACAGACTGGAATGATTCAGTTTCGCCGCTCTTTTCTGAAGGAAGTTGGCGCAGACGGCGGCAAGGCACGCGTGGTGTACGCCAAGGGCGACAGCATGGAACCGGTTATCCGCGACGGTGCCGCCCTGCTCGTAGTCCCGAATGAAAACCTGACCATCCGCGACTTGGCTGCGGGCGGTGTATACGCCATCAACTATGACGGCAAGATGATCGTCAAGACGGTGGCGCGGGACAAGCTGACGCAGCGTTGGGTAGCTCGATCTTTCAATCCAACCTATGCGGATATCCCGCTGGAGAACGGCCACCCGGTGCGAGTGCTGGGTCAGGTTGTGTGGGCTGGCGCTCGGCTGCGAGATGACGAGGCGGGACAGTGGGTCCGCTCTTAGACCTTTTTTTACAGGTGAGGTAACCGAATGCGATTGGCCGCTCTAGTTGTTGCGTCTCTTCTGATCACTGGCTGTGCAACACCGCCAGGGAAATTGAAGCAAGACGACTTCGATTGGTCGGAGTCCGTTCTGACTATCGCGCCTGAAAAGGCGTTTGCAGGGCTGCAGAACTACGCCCGCTTGTGCGGTGGAATTCTGAACCAGGCTCCTGAGTGGTATCCCACGCAGACGGGTGACGGATCCAAGGTAGATCTGTTCATGCGAGGGCTCGCCGGCCAAACGGAGTTTGTCTACGGCGTGATTGAGTTAAGCCGAACGTCGGATGGAGGCACCCTTGCCAAGACCGGAATTCAAACGGTCTATTCAAAACCTGCCTTCCGTAAGCGTGGATGGTGGATTGAAAAGGTTCAGACCATGTTTGCCGAGATTGATTCTGGCAAGACTCCTTCGTGCCAATAACGCCACACCTTGAGGTCAACATGCGACGTACAACAGCTTTGCTGGGCGCCGTCCTGTTACTTACGACTAGCACCACGGTTTTAGCCCAAGACAAGGTCATGACTCTATCGGCGATTTGCAAGGAGCCGCAAGGTCATTTGATCAGCTACCAGAGCAAGGATGGCAATCCGGAGCGGGTGAAGGATGGTTTTAAGAACGCCGCTTGGTCATTCCAGTGGAGCACAGCCACCCCGGGTGTTGGCCGGGTGGTCACCCAAGACTCTCAAAGCGCCGGTAGTGGAACCAGGGGCGCCGACGCATCGGTAAGGTTCAGTGACGGCCTGGAGTCGATATCGTTCTTCGTCTTTTATGAATCAGGCCTGTGGGTCTACACACTGTTCCCCTCTTCTAAGGTGATGGTTGCCTCCCGCCACATGATCAGTTCCCTTCATCAAGGTGGTAGCGGCGCGGTCTTTAGCGCTAAATGCGACATGGGAATTCAATAATCTTCCCGTTGCGCCTTGCGAACGCTAGAATCGCCGCATGATCACAATCATCTTCTTCTGGTTGTTGTTCGCCCTAGTGGTGGGCATGATCGCCTCCAGCCGAGGGCGTAGCGGATTCGGATGGTTCATACTGGCTTGTCTAATCAGCCCGCTATTGGCTGGAATCTTTCTTCTCCTGGGCGCCAATCTGCGTAGCCAGGAGCCACGCCCTACCCCAGCCACCCACGTCAAGTGTCCGGACTGTAGAGAGTTGATCATCAAGGATGCTCGCGTGTGCCGCCACTGCGGTTGCAGGCTAGTCGTCCCGGGGTCTACCCTCCCCGATCAACGATGAGCCATTCCCCAATCGCCAGAGCGGGGGACGTCATCGCCGCCGTCATCTAGATCACAGTCTACTAAGCATCACCACCTAGCCACAGCCGCTTTCGGGCGGCTTTTTCGCGCCTCAACTTAAATCATTGCTTGCTTTTAAGATAAAGCAATGGTTTAATTGATTCCAACGCAGCACGAATTCCGCAGAACGCGTGGCCCCGAGGGCAGCAAGTAACGGATTTGGAGCCGCAGCAGGACAGGCGGTGGCCCCGCCGAGAGAGAAAGCCCGGATGCCCAGACCGTAAGAGTGGTGGTGAACCACGCGGGAATTGCCTAGCCAGGGCTGCAACCTGGTGGACCGGATCGCTAGGACGAGTGCCCCTTGGGAGTCCTAGACGCTGCGAGCAAGGGACGCAAATGAGCCTCTAGTGAGGCCACATTTGAATCGCCGCTGGTGGTCAGCGCTGCGATTCGTATGTGATGACCAATTACCCCGGAGAAATGATGAAGAAGCTCTTAGTGGTTCTGCCGCTGGTTGCCTTGCTCGCAGCTTGTGACGATGACGCCCGAGTCGCCAGCCGCAACCTGTCCAAGGCTGCGGACAACTTCGAAGTGAACCGCCGCATCGTCTTCTACAACGGCATCACCGACCAGTACATGCTGACCGTCGAAGGTCGGTGTTCGATCGATACCAGCTCGACCGGTAAGACGTTGCATGTGATCTGCATGACCGGCCCTGGCGAATACAAGAAACACTTTCTCGGCCTGTCGGACAACGTGACCTTCTTTGCCGAGCAGCTGGAAGCCGTGAAGGCCAGTGCGTATCACTACCGCGTCACGTTCAAGCCCCAACAGATCATCCCGGATATCGACTTCCGCGGCAGCACCAAGGCGCTGAAGGATCTGGCGAACTAACTCTGCCTGCGCCGTGACAGGACGCAGACACGTGAATCCTGAAAGAAGCGGCAGCACGGAAGGACGTGCACGAAAAAGCAGAGCGGGATACAGACTGCCCCCGAATAGGGTGCGCAAGTGTCCTCGGAAGGCCCGCTAGGTGGTATCAAGCCCACCCCGCTTCTTTCAGGATTCCTACCGATTAACAAGGAGAACGAGAAATGACGGAGCTTAGGAAGCTAGTCCAGGACGGCAACGTTGCGGTGATTGTGTCGCCCGATTACGGAGCAGGGTGGAGTACATGGAACAGTGAGCATGGCAGTCAAATCCTGTTCGACCCCGAAATTGCTGCTGCGTTGCTTGCAGAGGATAAATCCAGGGCGCGACAGATAGCGGACGACAAGTACCCGGATGTGTATGCGGGCGGCCTTGATAAGGCAATCGTCAAGTGGGTGCCTCAGGGCCAGCGCTTTGTCATCAACGAATACGACGGCTACGAATCTCTTGAGGTCTTGGGGCCTGACTACGGACACGTCGCCTAACCCCTCCCTATTAGCAGCCCGAATGGCAAAGGAGAAGATATGACAACGCATACGCCGGGGCCATGGCATCGGAACGTACCGCCAGCAAGCAAGTACGCCACTATCTTTGCGGGGCGGAACAACCACATTTGCACCCTAAGCACTCCCAGCAAAACCGAAGGGGAACTTGAAGCGAATGCAGACCTTATCGCCGCAGCCCCGTTGCTTCTTGAGGCGCTGAAGGACCTCCTTGCATACCACTCGCAACCGACCGGTTTCGATACGGCTGTGTGCATGGACGACAAGCAGTTTGGCGAGTTCCTCAAGGGAATCACGGCAAATGGAGACGAGCTGGCCGCAAAGGCTCGCGCTGCCATCTCCAAAGCCACTGGAGCATAGCCATGACAACCACCCACTACGCAGCATCCGCCAGCAACGCCATGGCAAGTTGGTACCAGATGTGGGACCAGGCCGACGCTACGTACTGGGTAACGCTAGGTCGTGACGGCTGGTACTCGTACGGTCTTGGCGTGATGGACGACTTTGGCAATCTGGTAAAGGTGAAGTAACGCGCTCAGGGCCGCGCAAGCCCTGAACCAACATAAGGAACGAGTGAATGTTCTTGTTCTTCCTGATCCTGGCGGCGTGGTCAGAACCTCGCCCGCTTTGGTGCCCGCCTCCTGCCAGAGGCCCCTACCGTGAACCGCCTAAGCCGCGAGTGTGGAAAGTGGAGTGGGGTTAGTGACCGGTAACCCTACATATATAGCGGTTGGCAGGCCGCAAACATACATTAGCTAGCAGTACGTGAACCTGGGCCGCGTTAGTGTCCAGGGCCTCCAAGGATGCGGAGCCTTTTATTCATTCGTTCCGCGAAAAAGCGCATGAGTCCCACAGCAGTACCGGTGGCTCCGCATCCTTGGGGGTGAATGCGCAATGCTGATGCGCTAGGCAAGGTTCAACGCTAAACGGAGACAGGGTGCCGACCGCACTGCGTCAATGAATAGAGGGCGTTGTTCTGTGCGGTCATGGGCAAAGCTGCACCTCTTTGCTCAATGCAGGAAATCAGCTCCTGCCACCCCCACCCAAATCTCCCTGGCGCCGTGCAACAGTCGGCCGTCTCCCGGACGAAACCCGGGGTCCTCAAGAGAGGTGGCTGCGGCCGACCACGGCACAGTCAAAAGTCTGGACGACACCTTAGCGGTGACTGGCAGCCGCCTCCCTTGAGGGTATGCAGTACGCCCAGGCGATGGGCAGCGAGATGAGACAGCGACGATAACTCCCGGCAACGGGGATGCTCTAGGTACTGCCATAGGTGGTAGTCAGAGAGGATTCTAAATCCTCGATCCAAGTGAACCTGCCAAGCGCGGAATCAGTGCCACGCCGCAACCGGGGATCGCATCCCGGACCCTCACCCCTCAAGCCCCCACTATTCCCCCTAATTCTCCCGTGCAGGGTATGCCGGGGGAGAACGGGGGCTTACCTGCTTGGAGACAACGTGAAGCCGAAGCTCAGATACGCATTGGGGATGATCGTAATGCCCATCGTGTTCCCACTTTGTGCCGTGTGGTCGTTCATCTTGAACCTGAAATCTGCAGCTAAAGAGTGCGCCCAAGACACTGCCTATGACGTTGGCCGCGATTGGGACTCACTCTGCCGTCTCTACAAGGCGGCGATCAACGAGTTTTTGAAAAAGGACCGCTCATGAACTCCCCTGTGAAACTCCCGCCGCTTCCTCCGATCCCGTGGGCAGTTCTAGGCGGCATAGCGAACGATTGCGTTAGCGCTGAAGCCATCCACGAATATGCCACTGCCTACGCCGCCCAAGCAGTACGTCCGTACGTCACCGCTTTGGAACGCATCGCCTCGGAAGAATTCATCAGCCTTGGGGAAGGCAATGTTGATGTGCGCCCGTCCCTAAGTGAGCGCCAGGCGTGCGATCTCGCGGTCCTGACTTTGCGAGGCCTTGTTGATTGCGGGGCGTGTTGCGGATCGGGCCGCGTTGTACGTGATCCGGATATCGGTACCGACCAGGAATGCTGGGTGTGTGACGGACAAGGAACCGTATCGGAGCATGACGATGGATGACCTCAAGCACATGCTGCACAACGCCTGGGCCATGCGCTGGTACTACGCAACCCTAATTATCCCGCTCGCGTGCGTAGTGGGGTGGTAGGAGATCGAAATGGAGCTGATAGAAGAATGGCGTCCCGTTGTTGGATACGAAACTCGCTATGAGGTTAGCAACATAGGTAGAGTTCGATCGCTAGCGGGTCGTCACGGACCATATCCAGCGCCTAGAGTGCTTCAGCCCGGGAGAACAAACGGCTATCCATACGTGAACCTACTTCTGCGTGGCATCCAAAAAACCCATTGCATACACCGATTAGTTGCACGGGCTTTCTGCTTCGGATACTCGCCAGGCATGCACGTGAATCATAAAAACGGAGTGCGCCATGACAACCGAGTACAAAACCTGGAATGGGTAACGCCTACCGAAAACCAACGCCATTCATGGCGTGAGCTAGGCAGAAAAGGGACCGCAACCGGCAAGACTGGGGCGGCCCATAACAGAAGCCGAGCCGTGACCGTTATGACACCAGCTGGATCGGTTCTTTACTTTGGGAGCCAACGTGAAGCTGCACGCTCTCTAGGAGTAAACCAAGCCAGCATATCCGCCTGTATTACAGGACGCCAAAAGCAAGTCCGAGGTTATTTGATTTATCGATCTAAATCCGGAGGTCAGGATGAGTAATTGGCACGGAGACGAACAGTACGAAGTCCTCACTGCCACCGTGCAGGACGTATGCCAGACGCTGGGCAACCCTGCTAGCTGGGACGCAGACGGGCATGACGCGCTGTGGTGGACCAAGCGGCTGGAGGATGCGGACTTCTTCGCAAATCTCGGGCATGCGGATCATCTGGCGATCTTGCAGGCGGTGATGAACAGTAATTCGCAGTGGGTGCTTCACCTACAGCGCGACATCAAGCACGCGATCAAGACTGAATTGGAGGGTTAGATGGGCGACATGGGAGATTACTGGCGAGACGTGAAGCCAGCCCTTAAAGAACGCAGCCAGCAGAAGCGCGCATCCAACCGCCAGAACGGCGCTGCACAACTGCTCGCAGCAGGCTTCTCGTTTGAAAGCAGGAACGGCGGCGCACATCTAATTGTTCAGGCTAAAGATCATGTTGTGGATTACTGGCCCGGAACCGGGAAATGGGCGACACGAGGTTTCAAATTCGGCTTGATTGGGCGCGGTATCGCCCGACTGCTAGACCACCTAAGGAAGCAGACATGACCCGCCTACTCCGCAAGATCCTCCAAGCCGATGCCCACTCGTTAGTGGGCATTTTCTCGATCATCTGCGCCCTCGTAGGCGCCCTGGCATGCGTCCAACAGGCCGACCAAGAATCCGCCGAACGTTGGGCGAAGGACGGCGGGACCCGATACGCCGCAAAGGAATAGACATGTCCAAGACACACTGGAAGCTCCTGATCAACCCTGACTACATCGGAGCCTACGCGCTGGAAGAAGGTCAGGACCTGACGGTGACGATTGACTGGGTGCAACAGGAAACGGTCACCGGGACGGGCGGCAAGAAAGAAGACTGCACGGTTGCCCACCTAGTGGGCCAGAAGCCGATGATCTTGAACGTCACCAATTCCAAGATGATCGCCAAGCTGTACGGACCTTACATCGAGGACTGGGCCGGTAAGCCGATCACGCTGTATGCCAGCACTACGAAGCTGGCCGGGGAAACCGTGGAATGCCTGCGGGTCCGTCCGAAGGTGACGGTGAAGAAGCCGCCGACCATCAATGCTGAGCGGTTCAGCAAGGCCATCCAGTCGATCAAGGAAGGCTCCTACACCACGGACAAGCTGCGGGCCAACTTCAGCCTGACGCCTGAACAGGAAAAGGAACTTGAGGAGGCGCTAGGTGAAGCCACTGTTTAAGGTCCGCTGCTCGTCCCTCAGCACGATCATGACCGACCCGAAGACAAAGGGAGCGGTGCTGTCTGAAGGAGCCAAGACGTACTTAGAAGGGGTGGCGAAGGAACTGGTCTACGGCTACACCTACTGCCCCACGGCCAAGTACATGGAGAAAGGCACGCTTGTAGAGGATCAGTCCATCGCCCTCTACAACTCGGTCTTCTTCACCAACCACACCAAGAACACGGAGCGTCGGGAAACCGAATTCTTGACCGGTGAATGCGACATCTTCACCGGCTCCAAGATCATCGACATCAAGTCAGCATGGTCACTCTACACCTTCCCTGCCACTGCCGCCATGGGAGCCAGCAAGGAGTACGAATGGCAAATGCGCGGCTACATGAGGCTGTGGGACGTGGACGAGGCTGAGGTTGCCTACTGCCTCGTAAACACGCCTGATGAGCTGGTGGGCTACGAGGATCCGGACCTTCACTACGTTGACCACATCGACGAGGTTCTGCGCATAACCCGGGTCCAGTACACCCGGGACCGAGAACTGGAAGACAAGATGGAAGCCCGCGCCTTAGCGGCCCAGCAGTACGTCATTGAAGCCATGCAGCGCATTGGCGAAGAACACCAAGGATAGACCATGGCATCGGTTAACAAAGTAATTTTGGTCGGAAATCTAGGCCGCGATCCTGAAGTTCGCTACAGCCCTGACGGTGGAGCTATCTGCAATATGTCCGTGGCTACCACATCGTCTTGGAAAGACAAGACCTCGGGGGAGAAACGTGAAGAGGTCGAGTGGCATCGAGTCGTCATGTACAACCGTCTCGCTGAAATTGCGGGTGAGTACCTGAAGAAGGGCCGCGCAGTCTACATCGAAGGCCGGTTGAAGACCCGAAAATGGCAGGACAAAGATACAGGCGCGGATCGCTATGCGACCGAGGTTGTAGCCGACCAGATGCAAATGCTGGGCGGCAAGGGCGACGAAGTAGACCGCGCCCCATCGCAGCGCCCCGCCCCGAAGCAGACCCAACGCCAAGCCCCCGCCCAGCCTGGCGGCTACGACGACGCGGATCCCCCTCCGTTCTGATCCCCGGAAGCTCCCAGCACAACCCACCTGGAACCCTCAGCATCCGCTGGGGGCTGCCACCCTATTCCTTGGGAGAAGTCTGATGATTCCGAAAAATACATCTTTCTCCGTTGAAGAAATCCGCGCAACCTTTTTGCACAAAGACGGCCAGCTTTATTGGAATGTGGCCAAACAAAGAGTCAAGAAAGGCATGAGGGCTGGGTGCCTCGACAGACAAGGTTATGTAGTTCTGGTTTACAGAGGAAGCTTCCTCCAAGCACATCGCCTGATATGGGTTATCGAGCATGGCTATTGGCCTGATGAGATTGACCACATCAATGGCGACCGAGCAGATAACCGACTCTCGAACTTGAGAGCGTGCAACCGCCAGCAAAACATGGCTAACCGCACTTTCTCTCGACAGGGCCGCAAAGGAACCAGATGGATCCCCTCAATTCAAAAATTCCAGGCCTACGTGGCCGGGAAATACGTGGGGACTTACAAAACAGTGGAAGAGGCTGCTCGAGCCTATGACGAAGCGGCAATCGCCAAGTGGGGAGAGTTTGCCAAGACAAACTACCCGCAATCCGAGAAGGTTCCTAGCTATGAACCCCGCCATCCCGCCTAACGGAGCAGATATGGACCTCGCGCAACAACTCGAGCAAGCCGACGCAGACCGCGTTGACGGCATCACGACCGACAAGCAGTACATGGAGCGCCGTGCCGAGATTGTGGCGCGGGCCGTGGACTTCGACGACCTGATTATGCAAGCCAAGGAGCGTGCGCTCCTGAGGGGGATGTGATGGATAGCTACGAAATGCCTGAACCGGATGAAGCCATCGTTGAGCGGGTGCTGATGCGTTGGGGGCTTGCTGGCTTCGCTGTTGGCCTCGTCGTGCTGTGTACCGCCATCGTTTATGTCAGCCACCGCCTTGCATCCATCCTTTTCCCTGGAGCGTGAACAAATGACCCAACAATGGAACGCCGAAGCGTTGCGCGAATCACTGCTTTGGACGGCCAGCAGCTTGGCGGCGCTGGGCAAAGAGCAGGATGTGATCGTGCTGGAAGGTCGTCGCCGCACCGTTGCCGAGATTCTGGACGAGGCGAACGACGCGCTCGAAGTGGACACCCCTCCCGCCAGCGCACAGGACGATGCGAAGGACGAGCGGCAGGCGCAGCCCATCAAGCTGGTGCACCTGGCCGTCGCCGAGGATGGCGGCATCCGCTTCATTACGGGCCGCAAGTTGCCGGACGGCATCGAAAGCTGCGAGTTGTACGCGATGCCCGACTACGGACGAGCGCCTGCTGAATTGTTCCACGCTCCCGCTGCTGGCGACGCGCGGTCGCCAGTCCTCAACATCGAGGCCGCTGCGAAAGCGTTGGCCGAATGCATGGACTACCCGTGGGCGCACATGCCCGAGCAGGGTCGCGCTGCCATGCGTGAACACGCTCAGACCGTGATCCGCGCAGCCTCTCAGCAGCAGGAGGGGTAGACATGGACCAGATCGAAGACAGCGGTCAGTTGACGCTTCTGGATTCCGCCGCACCGGATGGGTGCGGGACCGAGGATAGCAACCCCGGTATTGGAAAGGGTGCGGTAGCGACGCACCACGAGTCGGCTCAGACGATGGCGCATGACGGCTCTGCGAGCGGCGTATCCGCTCAACCGTCTCCCAAGATTGCAGAGCTTCTGATGATGGGTCCGGACGAGACGACGCCTATGCCGTCATTCGATGCTACCAAGGTATTCCTGCGTGAATACTACCTACATAGCCGGTTCGAGGGCCGTGATGGCCCAGCCTGGAGCCGCAACTATTCGGACGTGGTGACACGCAGCAAGTTGGAAGATCTGACCATCCACGCCATCACGGGCGTGAGCATGTACGACTGCAACCGTGGCCGTGCTGTCTGGTTCGATCGCTCTCTAACCGTTCTGAATCCTGATGAAGCGCCGGCGCAGATCCAGAAGCACCCGGGCAACCTCACACACATCTACGGACAATCGCTATGACCACCCACACCCCCGCCCCGGCGCAGGCAGCCGAGCAGATTCTCGACGCGATCCGCTCGGCCGGATACCGCGACCATCCGACCAACATCGAGCGAAAGCGCGTCGACGCCATCATCAGCGCGGTCACTCCCCTGCTGTCCAAGCTGCGCGCCCCTGTAGCCGATGAGCGGGACCGTAACGCCACTATCAGCGAAGTGGTTGGGCTGTGCAACCGCATCCCCGGCGCTACCACATGGAACGCCGCTGAGTTCATGTACGACGAAATGCACCGCCGCGCCGCCCTGGCAAGCGCCCCTGTAGCCGGGGAGGCGCAGCACTCGGACGATGCGGCCGTTGATCGGTTTGCCGTCGCCATGAAAGCCAAGCTCGCGGCGAAACGCGCGGCAGGCCGGGGCGGCTGGGACGACAAAGCGCAGTGCAGCAACGAATGGCTGTCGTCATTACTTCGCCAGCACCTGGAAAAGGGAGATCCGCTGGACGTGGCCAATTTCGCCATGATGCTGCACCAGCGCGGCGAGCGCATTATTCCCTACAGGGACGCGCCCGAGGCCAGCGAGGCGGTAAATGCCGCGATGGCGGACGAGTATCGACGCTGGATCGACTACTACCACCAGGGCCGGGACTACGACGATTTCCTCAAGGAGTGCGTCTATGGACATAAGCCCGCGCCTGTGGACACAAGCTCTGGACTTAATGCTGTGCCCCAGGCCAGCGAGGCGCAATGCTCCTGCCCCAGCGGCGACGGCTCCGTGCGTCATCCGTGCGCGGTGCATCCACAGGCCAGCGAGGCGGTGCGCGATGCCGACCGCCAACAGGCAAGTGCGCCACTTCTCAAGGCTGCTCGGCGTGCAGTTCTCGCACTCGCTGCTGCCGCAGAGCGTGACCCTGCATTCCAGGGCGATTACGACGCGTTGAGTGCCGCCCTGTCCGCGCAACCGGGCGCGCAGAAGAACGGAGGCGGCGATGGACGATAAGACCACTGAGTGGCTCAAGAGCCTCCAATATTTGCCGGAAGGCCTGCGCGACTTCCATGACCAGAAGGATGTATTCAAGGCCATGCACGACATCATCAACGTGCAGGGACATGAGTATGCGCGCTCCGTCGATTGGGTCACCGGGCAATGCTACGTGATCGATATCTTCCTGTGGTTCATGGCGCGCCGTGGCTACACGCTCCAGCGCAGCCGCGCCAAGGTGCCCTTCCGTGACCTGCATGAAGACGTGGCGAACGCTCGAACGCAGCGACTTTCCAAGGGGCTGCCAATCCAGGCCCACCCCGACCACAAGGACGGAGGCGCCGTTTATGAATGAGCTGAAACCTTGCCCTTTCTGCGGCTCCAAAGCTTTCGCCACCTACAAGACCGACGACAGAGACATATGCCGTCATTCCGTGCATTGCCTCGGTCGCTGCGGCGCACAGATGGGCGGCAGTTTCATCACTCACTACAGCGAGGAAAGCGCCGTCAACGCGTGGAACCGCCGCGCACCTGACGCCCGCCTGGCCGCCCAGCTCCGCGAGTGCGCCGAAACCCTCGGGGCCGACCAGATCGACGAGCAGCGCGCCATGCGGTCCTATGCCGATTCGGTCAAGCTGCTGGATGAATTGAAGGAGAAATGATGCGTAAGGAAGACTTGGACGCCATAGCCACCCGCGAGGCGCACTGCAAGCCCTATGGCTCTGCGGTGACGCTCAGTATTGGAGAGCGAGACGAGCTGGTGGCGCTGGCGAGGGATGGGATGCGGTATCGGCACATTCGCCCCGGGAATGCCTTGGTCTGGTGCCAAGCCGGAGATGATCTTCTCGACGGGGAAGAACTAGATTCAGCCATAGACGCCGAGATGGCGAAGATTGAACAGCCCGCCTAGCGCGGGCTTTGTTTTGGAGCCTGGAAATGGAAGAACACTTCAAGGAAGTCGTGGACTGGGTTGGCGAGAACTATCCCGCCTACAAGGGATGGCGCATGCGGTCTTTCGCATGGGAATACGATATCGCGTCCAGCGCTCAAGAGATCGTCAATGCCGCTGATGACGCTATTGAACGTGGTGACGATGTACGTCGGTCCGACTTCGATGGGATCGTAGAGAGAGTCATCCCGCCCGAAGGCTACGCCTACATCACCTTCCAGAAAGACAACACCAGGGTTGGGATAAACGTTCCCTGCCACGTGTTCCAGAAGCAACCCCAGCCCGACTAACCCTCGGGCTTTATTTTGGAGGTGGTATGCGACGTTACCGCGCCCTACGGAAGCTTGGATGCGGCTGGTTCACGTCCGGCTTCATCGCGTGGTTGAACTTCCTGTTCAACGTGCCGGAGAACGAAATCCGGTTCATGCACCTGACCATTGAGATGGAAGACTGATATGGCACTCAAACTCAACGTGGAGTTAGACGACTCTGCAATCCTAGCCGCGCTTAAAGGGGCGAGCCATGCCGATCTGGAAAAGCTGATCTTCGACATAGATCTAAGCGTGAGCGAGAAGACTTTTACCGTAGGCGTCATCAGGCTATTGATAGAGAGTCTTCAATCAGAAGGCCTCTTTGTCACCCCGCAGGAGATCGGTCTAGACCTCGAGTGACAGTCAGACCACGGAAGTACATCCAGCCCGCTTACAGCGGGCTTTGTTTTTGGAGGCGATATGGATACGTTTTTGAGCGCCGAAGAGATGGCAGAACTCACCGGCATCAAGACCGGTAAGCGCATCAAGGGCAAGACCGTTCACCGCGAGCAGTTGCAGGCCGAGTGCCTGCGCACGATGGGCATCCCGTTCTACCTGAACGCTCGCGGACGCCCGGTAGTCGTCCGAGCCAATATCATGGGCAGGCCAAGCGCAGAGCAACCTAAGCCCGCCTGGCAGCCACGAGTTTTGAGAGCAGCCTGATATGGGCCGAAAACCTTATAAGCACAGCAACCTGCCGCCTCGAATGCGCGCCCGAAAGCAGAAGAGCGGCAGGATCTACTATTACTACGACATGGGCGGGCGCCCTCGTGTGGAAGTGCCGCTTGGGCCGGACTTGGTGGAAGCCGTCAGGAAATGGGCGGATCTGGAGCGAGATAACGTACCATCATCCGCCCCGGTGCCGACTTTCCGATATGCGGCAGAACGCTACATCCGTGATGTGTTGGTGACGAAAGCGCCTAGAACCCAGGCCGACAACATGAAGGAATTCGCGGTCCTGTACAAGTTCTTCGATGATCCGCCAGCTCCCCTAGATGTCATCAAACCGCAGATGGTCAAGCAGTACATGGCTTGGCGTAGCGATATCTCCCGGGCGTGGTACATAAAAAAGGGGCGTGAGATCCCACCAAACCCGGGCCACGTCCGAGCCAACCGGGAAATCGCCCTATTCAGCCACGTGTTCAACTTTGCCAGGGAAGTTGGAATTACCGACGCGCCGAACCCTTGCGCAGGCGTCCGCAAGAACCGGGAATCCGGGCGGGACGTGTACGTAGAGGACGACGTGTTTAAGCGCGTTTGGGCGAAGGCAGACGGGCCTACCAGAGACGCCATGGATCTGGCCTATCTCACCGGCCAGCGCCCGGCCGACACCTTGAAGTTCGACGAGCGGGATATCCGGGATGGGATGCTTCACCTAGGCCAGAACAAGACCGGGAAGAAGCTGCGGATCAGCGTCGAAGGGGAATTAGCAAAGGTGATCGCCCGCATCCGCGCCCGCAAGGCCGGATACAAGGTGACGTCTACCGCGCTCGTTGTGAACGAGTCCGGGCAGCGTCTAGGGTATGACGCGCTGCGCCAGAGGTTCTATGCTGCGCGGGAAGATGCTGGAGTGCCGAAGGAGGGCTTTCAGTTCCGAGACCTCCGGGCAAAGGCAGGCACCGACACGGCTGAGTCGTCCGGCGATATCCGTCAGGCACAGCGCCAACTCGGGCACAAATCCATCCAGATGACCGAGCATTACGTGAGGGAGCGCAAGGGCGATAAGGTCGGCCCTACCCGCTAA